ACGATGACGTTCTTCACTGTTCGTTCAATCAGAACGTGAAGACGGGTCGTATGTCCTCGCAGGACCCGAACCTGCAGAACATCCCAGGTCGTGGTGAAGGTGAGGAGATTCGCCGAGCCTTCATCAACTGGTCGGACGAGTACGTCTACGTACTCGCAGACTACTCGCAGGTTGAGGTGCGCCTTACAGCTCACTACAGCCAGGACCCATTGCTGCTCAACTCCTACCTCAATGGTGAGGACGTCCACTTGCGTACAGCATGTGAGATGTTCAACATCCCGATTGAGGAAGGCATCGCGATCTTCGCAGATGACAAGCACCCACGATACAAGGAAGTCAAGGCTCTTCGTGACATTGCGAAGAGGATCAACTTCGGCATCATCTACGGCGTAGGTGCTCCTGGTCTGTCTGAACAGATCAACCGTCCGGACAAGTACAAGGACGCAGACGACGAGACTTGGGTGTCGGCGTGTCAGGAGTTCATTGACACGTACCTTGAGAAGTACAAGGGAGTGAAGCGGTTCATCAGCCGTAACGTGCGTGAGATCAAGCGCACTTGCATGGTGACTAACTACTTCGGGCGTGTGCGTCGTCTTCCACACGCACAGGCAATCCAAGTGCTCGGCAGCCGTGAGTACTTCTGGATGGAAGCACGCGCTGGTCGTCAGGGCGTCAACTTCCTGATTCAGGGCACAGCAGCAGACGTGTTCAAGTTCGCAGTGGTTCGACTGTTCCAGGCACTGAAGGGCATGAAGTCCGTCATCGTCAACTTCGTACACGACGAAGTCCAGATGTACATCCACAAGAGCGAGCTTCATATCCTGAAGAAGCTGAAGGACCTCATGGAGCAGTTCGACTTCTCGGTGCCACTGATCTCAGACTTCTCGTGGACTGAGAAGTCCTGGGCTGACAAGAAGACGATCCACTGAGGAGGTGAACATGTTGGGTATACACGAGTTGCTGGTGCTGGAGATTGAAGGAATCGCACACCGCGTGAAGGAGTTGTCCGCAGAAGACGCTAAGAAGGTGAAGGTGGAGGAGCATATCGATTACGAGGTGGTCGGTAATCCTCCAGTCGAGTTCATTCCGACGTCGTATAGCGTCACATTCACTATTCCCATTCCGCAGAGAAATGATAGTATCTCTCCGGAAGACATCACGGGATACAACGTCACACGCTGCACTTGTCCGTACTACGAGACAATGTTCAGTGCTAACCCGAAGGGGCATAGGACGGATTGCCCTTGTTGGGGCACCACCGAGAAGCACAGGCTGGAATACTCAGACCCTATGAACTGCGCTCGGTGTGGAAGAGAGATAGGTCTGTTCTGCCAGGGAGCAGACGACCCGAAGTGTAAGGAGAGAAACAATGGGTGAGAGAACTGTAAGCTTCATCCTTCGCGGGGTGCAGCACGAGATAGAGCTGTCTGATCCGGATGTGACTGATCTGGACAGTGAATTCGTGACACAGTCAGGCAACTTCTACTTCTTGGCCGCAGCGCACGCACGTGCTGAGCGTGACGAGAAGGGCGCGAAGTACGACCTGGAGTGTGCCTATGCACAGCTAGACAAGGAGTACCGTGCCACACTCAGCGGTGGCAAGGTCACCGAGAAGGTCATCGAGAGCAACATCCTCACGGATGCTCGCTACGTGGCTATGCAGAACAAGTACCTCGACGCAGTGGAGAACACAGGCGTCCTGCGTGCTGCTTGTGAAGCCATGCGTCAGCGCAAGGACATGCTTGTGCAGCTGGGTGCACAGCGTAGGGCAGAGGCTTCAGCAGGGTTCGGTACAACATGACCACGATTCTTATTGTGAACGAAGAGGTAGGCATGAAGCACGACCCGTACGTAACGGTCACGCTGCGTGGGGTTGTTGAAGGTGGTGACGACACGCTACTAGGATCTACGACATCACCCTCAGAGGATGTGTCTAGGCGCATCACACGTATGGGTATGTTGGCGTACCTTTCGGAACGTTGGGGCGTCGACGACCTGCTGCTGAGCGAGCTTACTCGTAGGGCCTCGAAGAAGGAGGAGACATGACGCACGCAGTTACGTACGATCTTCTGAAGAAGATGGCCGAGGCTCGCATTTTCCCTGTGTGGGTAGGAACTGGAGATGACCCTCGTGAGAAGGCGTTCGACCCTGCGACCATGCGTCTTTCAGCAGACCATCCTTGTTTTGTGGAGATTGTCAACAACCAGGTTGCAGGCATCTACCCATTCATTGAGTGCGTGTGGAAGTACGTTCCGGAGAAGACATGACCGACTTGTACACGCATCGTAATCGCATCCTCGAACTGGCCATCAGGCTTGTGTCTGAAGGATATGGCGCGTGGGGTGGAACTGGTGGCGAGCTGCGTGAAGCCGTGAAGGCGTACTTCGAGGATTATCCTGAGAAGGCACAAGGCGCAGAACTACGCAGGTGTTTGATAGCCAACGACCTGCTTTCAGAGTGAAACATTCGTTGACACAGGTTCGAAGTTCGTGGTAAGGTAGGGGTTCAACAATCGACAAATAGTCGAGTGTCAACCAACAAGATAACGAGGTAATACAATGGCAAAGCTAGATTGGTCGAAGGTCAACAAGCAGAAGGAAGAGCTTGAAGCCCGTTTGGACCGTGGTAACGGCGGCGGTGGTATCAAGTGGTGGAAGCCTGTGAACGGCGTGAACCGTATCAGGATCCTGCCTGGCTGGGCCGATGAGGGTGAGTTCGCTGGTCAGTTCTGGCGTGAAGTTGCGCAGCACTGGAACGTAGGTGAGGACGTCAAGGGACCGGTCCTATGCCCACGAGAGACTCCGGGCTTGTCGGGTTCGTGCCCGATCTGTGCGTTCTGCGATGAACTGAAGAACGAGAAGGGTGACGCCAATGCGCAGCAGTTGCGCAAGGACCTCCGTGCGAAGAGGGCGTTCTTCCTCAACATCATCGATGTGAAGAACCCCCGCTACACGGCAGAGGACATCGCGGAGTGGAAGAAGGCTCGTCCGGATCAGGATGTTCCGTTCGAGATTGGCGACATGAAGATCCAGACGTGGGCATGCCAGCAGACGATCTTCGATCAGATTCTTGCTGTCATGAAGACGAACGAGCTGGACATCACTGACCTTGAAGAGGGCAAGGATCTTCAGATCACGAAGTTCCCGAACAAGGATCCGATGAAGACGCGCTACGAGGTAGTGCTCATCATCAAGTCGGCAGCAGTTCCTCTGAGCCCTGAGGACAAGCTTCCTGACCTGAGCATGATCGGTCAGGAGAAGTCGTACGATGAACTCAAGAAGCTCCTGAGCGATGGCGTTGGTGGTGACTACGCAGCAGACCGCAAGGCTCTTCCGTCGTCTACCAAGAAGACCGCTGGTGCGAAGTCCGGTGCGAAGCCTGCGCCCGCAGCTGACCCTGAGGACGACAAGCTTCCTGCTGGTTGGGGTGGAGCCGAGAAGGAAGATGACGCAGAGGACCTCATGGCGGACATGGAGTCCGCTATGGGCGACGACTGACTCGTCTTTCTAGAGGAGCAACGCTCCCGGTGCTTGTGGTTCCTGCGTATCGATTGGGTACCTACCACGGTTGAAGCCTGGGAGCGTGCGCTGTCTCTGATACAGAAGCACGGTGATCGTGCGGCGTACAAGAAAGCATCTAGTATGAAGAAGGCTCTCAGGGAGTAGTGTACCTACTCTCTGGGGGCTTTTTCGTTTTGTGCGAGGTGTAACATGGCGAAGAAGGAAAAGACTGCAAAGACGATCGGAGCAGGCGACGACAAGGCTCTTGAACTTGGGTTGAAGGCTCTTGGAGAGAAGTTCGGCAAGACCATTGTCTTGAAGGGCAGTGATAAGCCGGACATGGAAATCGAAACGACTCCGACGGGTTCGTTCGGCATAGACAGGGCTCTGGGTGTTGGCGGCTGGCCTCGTGGTCGTATCATCGAAGTGTACGGACCTGAAGCATCAGGTAAGACCACACTCACTCTGCACGCAATCGCAGAGGCACAAGAGGCTGGCGAGCTTTGTGCATTCGTTGACGCAGAGCACGCACTAGATCCAGAATACGCACGCAAGATTGGCGTGAACATGGACGACCTGTACATCAGCCAGCCAGACAACGGTGAGCAGGCGTTGGAAATCGTCGAGACATTGGCCAGAACGAACGCATTCTCTGTCATCGTTGTGGACTCAGTAGCGGCTCTCGTGCCGCAGGCTGAGATCGATGGAGAGATGGGCGGTAGCCATGTGGGTCTACATGCTCGACTCATGAGCCAGGCCATGCGTAAGCTGGCAGGCGTAGCAAACACCACGAAGACCACCATCTTCTTCATCAATCAGATTCGTATGAAGATTGGTGTGACTTACGGTTCGCCTGAGACTACGACAGGTGGTAACGCACTCAAGTACTATGCGTCCATCCGCTGTGATGTTCGTCGTATTGAACAGATCAAGGTTGGTGACGACATCGTGGGTTCCAAGCACCGAGTCAAGATCGTCAAGAACAAGGTAGCTCCTCCGTTCAAGGAAGCAGTCTTCGAGTTCCGTGGACGCGGCATTGAGTATACGGCAGAGCTGATCGAGCACGGCATTGAGCACGGCCTGGTCGACAAGTCTGGTGCATGGCTTTCCTTTGGTGGAGAACGCGCACAGGGTAGGCCGGCAATGGCACAACTACTCCGTGACAATGAATCGCTACGAACGAGTCTTGCCAACCAGCTGATCAGTATTTACAGTAAGACCGGTGCTTCGACAACCGGTCCTCGTGAAACCTTCGACGAGGAGACCGGAGAAATCCAGACAGAAGAGGAGTGAGCATGACACAACTGTGGGCAGTGCAGACCAAGTTGAAGCAGGAAGACAGTACGCTTCACCTCGTAGACGCGTTCCAGAAGCTAGGCCTCAACTGGTCTGCATTCCCACTGAAGCCGTTCTCGACGTTCATTCCGGACTTCGACTGGACGGACGGACCGATCGTCTACTACGGTTCCACCAACCTCGTGAAGGCTGCGTACGGCAACGAGAAGTACCGAGACAAGACGATCAAGAGCAACGTCAAGCTGTACTTCAACCCGGATACGCACAGGCCTACGGAGTACGGTACGCGTTACGGTACGGAGTGGTTGAACTACGGGGCCGAGTACACGACAGTGAAGGAGCTTCGCAAGTCTGGAACTAAGCACGGGTTCCTTGATGGTCGGCTGTTCATTCGTCCGAACGAAGGTACCAAGGTCTTTGCAGGTGGTGTGGATACCAAGTTCGGATGGGACAACGAGTTCTTTCACATGATCAACAACGGCTCGATGACGGAGGACCAGGGTATCATAGTGAACAGTGTGACGCCCATCGAGCGCGAGTTCCGTACGTGGATTGTGGACGGCGAGTGCGTGGCGGCTGTCGGTTACCGTAGGAACGACAAGGTTGACCCGTGGCCTGATGTTCCTCAGGAAGTCAAGGACTACGCTTCCAAGATGGCGAAGAAGTACTCCCCGTCGAAGGTGTTCGTGCTCGACGTGGCTGAGACACCTGAGGGACTCAAGGTCGTGGAGATCAACTGCTTCCACTCCGCAGGCTTCTACCTGACCGAACACATCCTGGACGTCGTGGCAGAAGTCTCCAACTTCGTAGCAAAGGATGCATGACTGACTTCCTAGTGTTCAGTGACTTCCACGCACACAACTTCAACGCATTCTCGAAGCCAGTCTCCTACAAGAACGGGACGATCAACTCCAGGCTGAAGGACTGTCTCGACGTCATTGCACAAATGCGTGCATACGCGAAGGCCAACAAGATCAGGTGTGTGCTCTTCGGTGGCGACCTGTTCCACTCTCGGTCGGCTGTGAAGACAGACGTGTACAACACGATCTATGCTGCCATAGAGGAGTGGGTCACTTTGGAGGGCATCAACCTGATCGCTATCCCAGGCAATCACGACATGGCTGATCGTCAAGGCCTGGTGCATAGCCTTGAGGGCTTCAAGCGCATCAAGGACTTCCAGACTGCTGGTCAACTCATCGTCAAGGACCAGGTCGACAGTCACCCGTATGATGCCATCAACATCGTCTGCGTCCCTTACACCGTGGACCGTGCAGAAGCAGTGAAGCGTCTGCAGCTCGCAGGTGCTGAGGTGGACAAGTACGGCAAGCCCGCAATCCTTCTCGCTCATCTAGGTATGCAAGGTGCGAAGGTGGGCTCGGACTACGTGCTCGTATCTGATAGCGACATCTCCGTGTCCGACGTGCCTCATGACAAGTTCTCGATCTGCCTGTTTGGGCACTACCACCAGCACCAGCAGCTGTTCGACAATGGTTGGTTCATCGGTGCGACACATCACCACAACTGGGGTGATGCAGGCACGAAGCGTGGTTTTCTCCACTTGAAGGTGGACCGTAAGACTGGTGAGGCGACCTTCAAGCAGATTGAGACCGAGACTCCTAGGTTCTGCCACGTAAACGGGCCGGTACCCAATCTCTCCATGCCTAGGAGGAAGGACTTCATCCGTGTGCACAGCGACGTGGAGATCACTGAGGAACTGAAGCAGAGTATGCTTCCTACTATGGGACCGAACGTCGAGATCGTCATGAAGCGGAAGAAGACTGAAGAGTCCACCTTCGAACTGAAGGAAGAAGACATACATCCTGCAGGTCTGGTAGAAGCTTGGGTCAAGGACAAGCACGGCGGTTTGGACCAGGACAAGCTCAAGCAGATCGGCATGAACCTGTTGGCGAAGGCAGAATCGAGGAGCCTATGAACGATGTGCGGGAACTTCGAGGCGTAATCAGTCTAGTACTTCAGTACCCAGGAGATGACCAACCTTGTCGTTGGCGTCCTTTCAAATGGGTGGCTGATGATGAAGTACATGTACGCGACGTCACTACTGGTGAAGAGTACGTTATCACGGTACGGAGTAAGACGTGACGCTAAGCTTTGGCTGGCCATGGGATCAGCTCTTCGCTGCTGCGGTAGCACTGCCGACGATTGCACTTCTAGAATGTTGGCTGCGGAGACATGGATGGTTATGAGCAAGCAGTGCTGTGCAATCAACTACGGTCCTGAGGAGTTCATCCCTCTGAAGAACCCAGACTCCTTCTACCTGTGGGAAGTGTGGCACGAAGCAGGACATAAGATGTTGCAGACCTTCCGGTTCTACAGGGACAAGCGTCCGAACCAGCAACTGCATGCACATCGACTGGCTGGCGCAATCTTCCGCATGCGTGAGACGCTTCACGACATGGACCCGACGCGTCCGTGGATGGGTGGACATCCTCACGCAGTACGTATCGAAGACTACAGAGACGAGGGACTATGAGGATGTCCGCAGACAAGATCGAAGGACTGCGTTACGCGTTGAAGATATGCGCGATAGAAGTCAGACACAACTTAGACGCAGCTAGGGCAGCAGTAGGAGAAGACCGTCTGCTTTTTGAAGCGCAAGCCAAAGGTGCTGCGACCTGTGCGCAGTACATAACACAGAGTATTGTCATTGCTGGCGGTACTGTAGAGGAAGAGGGATGAAGCCACTTACCCTAGACATAGAGAACTTCTTCTCAATCAAGAAGGCCAGCCTGAAGCTCTCAGGCCAGGGCATGGTTCTTGTCTTGGGTGAGAACCACGATGCGCCTAAGTCCAACTCCAACGGCTCGGGTAAGAGTTCGTTGCTTGAGGCGTTGTGTTGGTGCTGTTGGGGAGAGACGATCTGCGGGCTGTCCGGAGACGAGGTAGTCAACGAGCGTGTAGGTAAGAACTGCCGTGTAGTCTTCACGTTCGAGGACGAAGGGAAGACCTACGTCGTCACACGCACTCGACTACTCTCGGACAAGGGTAAGAAGCCCAACGACCTTACTTTCACAGTAGATGGTGAGGATGCGACGAAGGAGAGTATGAAGGCCACCCAGAAGGTGGTGACCGAGGCTCTCGGCGTCGACTTCCACACCTTCCGTGCCATGATGCCGGGCGCAGGGCTCAAGGCTGCCTCCATGACTGACAAGGAGGTCAAGCTGCTCCTGGAGGACCTCCTACAGGCCTCCGTGCTCTCGCAGGCTCAGGAGCTAGCCCGTGAGGAAGCCAAGCGTCTGAAGGCCGACCTGGAGGCTACAACGAAGTCCATGGAGGATGCCGAGCGCCAGCGCAAGGCAGCAGCGTCTCGTCTGACGGAGTATGAGGTCAAGCACGGATCCTTCGAAGACGACCGTGATGCAGAGATCATGGCTGTGCAGAAGGAAGTCGCAGGCGAGATGGAAGTCATCGACAAGGCCATGGAAGTGGCCAAGCGATGGAAGAAGGCCAGCGAACGTATTCTCCAACTGAAGCCACAGGAGGACTCGACTGTTGAACAAGTAGCCACTAACAGGCAGGTCATCACACAGCTTCGTAAGAATGCACAGGATGCGTTGCGCGCTCTGGAAATTGAACAAGGCTTGGCCAATGCTATCCGCGTGCAGACAGAGCAAGCATACACGAAGTACGAGAAGGTTGGCGGCACCTGCCCACACTGCAAGCAGGAAGTAGACGAGACACACAAGCAAAAGCACCTTGCAGACCTGAAGGCAATTATTGCCGAACATACGCTCAAGGAAGAAGCGTGGAAGCAGTCCGTCAACGCTGCGAAGGAATCTTGGAACCGCAGGATTGAAGAGGCGCAGGAAAAGCTCAAGAAGGCCGAAGAGGCGATGGCTGAGGTCAGGACCGAGATCCGTCAGCTTGAGTCCATCGAGACAGAGTATGAGGTTGCGAAGTCGAAGCACTCTACTGCGAAGAAGAGGATCAAGCAACTCTCAGAGAAGAACGACGAGCTTCGCACCCGTGTGTCTCCGTTCCGAGATCTCATTGCTGGTGAGGAGCGAGCCGTTGCTCAGCTAGAGGGTTCAGTCCAACAGTACCGAAACATGATCAAGGTCACATCGGACGAGAAGGCACTCTACGACTTCTGGGTGGATGGCTTCTCTCCCGCAGGACTTCGTTCGTACATGTTGGAGCATGTGACTCCAATCCTAAACGCCAAGGCTCAGCAGTATGCAGACATCCTCTCGGATGGAGAGATGAGTGTTGTGTTCCACACGAAGTCTGAGACTGCTGGCGGTGAGTCCAGAGAGAAGTTCAACATCGAGGTCAAGCAACGTCACGGCTGTTCTAACTACAACGGGAATAGCAAGGGCGAGAAGGCGAAGGCCGATCTGGTAATCTGCATGGCCATCGGCGATCTGGCTTCCCTTCGCGCAAACAAGGTGATACCCTTCCGCTTCCTAGATGAGCCTTTCGAGTCCGTCGATAGCTCCGGAACGGAGGCCATCACAGCGCTGCTGAACTCCCAGAGAGAGCAGTACGACACTGTCTACGTCATCACGCACAATGACTACTTCAAGGAGTTGTTCGACAAGCGTATAACCGTAGTCAAGAAGAACGGCGAAAGCACAGTAGAAACACATGCCAAGGAAGAGCAAGACAATGGCGAATCAGGTGCCGGAGATCAAGTGGGCAAGTCCGACTGAGACGATCGTGTTCATGCACAACGGTGAGCACATCAAGAGTTCCATCAATCGCAAGATCGAAGAGCAGCTCAAGCCTCGCTACGTGAGCTACATGAATCGAATCCGCAATGCGTTGAAGGACCCGGAGGGTACGAAGGAAGAAGACTCCGGCATGTCCGCGGCGGCACTAGTGATGGCCTTCTTTGCTAAGGAGCGAAGCAACGACGCAGAGTGGTTGAGGTTCCTTGCGAAGCAAGCAGCTGAAACACTGGAGATCATCGACCGTCTTCGTGCCATTGATCGAAGCATCCTCATCAACGCGTTGTACACGATCGACCAGAAGCAAGCGAAGGAGTTCGGCGTATGAGGGTTATCGCATTCGCAGGAAACCTGAACTCAGGCAAGGACACCGCAGCTGAGCGTGTTGCTGAGATTCACGGGTTCACAAGGATTGGCCTAGCTGATCCGCTCAAGCGTCTGGGATCTGTTGCGTTCGATTTCAGCTTCCAGCAGCTGTGGGGACCATCTGACTACCGCAACGCCGTTGACAAGCGCTACTACGAGGAACCTGGTGAATGGCATCCTGAGCCGTCACAAGAGTGGTTCTACGCTGAGGACCGCATCATTGTCGATGGTGCACCATGGCTTGAGGATGATGTCTTCGAGTACACAAACAAGGTCGAGAAGGCGGAAGCACATACCAAGCTCATCAACTGGTTCAAGTGGTTGCGTGAGACACATCCTAACCTATCACCACGCGTGATGCTGCAGACCTTGGGCACTGAGTACGGTAGAGAAGCGTTGTACTCAGACGTGTGGATCGACATCGGCTTGGAAACCAGTCGTCGACTACTCAGCGGAAAGTACGATCCAGAGACACGTCTGGCTGCTACGAAGTACCAGGAGAAGTACGGCCTACTGTATGGAGACGTTTCGAAGTGGGATGGAAAGGGCGTCATCATTCCAGACGTTCGATTCCCCAACGAGCTTCGTGCTATCAAGGCAGCTGGTGGTCAGATCTGGCGTATCTATCGACCAGAGACTGATGGCAAGGCCACAGACACAGGCGTAGCAGGACACGCATCCGAGACCAGCCTAGATGCGATTCCTGACTCTGAGTACTCGGGTATTATCAACAACGACGGTACTCTTGAAGAGTTCTACGAAGCGGTTGACGTGGCAGCCGGAATCGCTATGAGCGTCGGTTGACCTGCCACACCGGATGGTTACAGTAGCATCGAGAGGGGAACGATATGCCTTGTCATGGTGGACCGAGCGTTGGAGACGACTACAGCAGCAAGTTGGCTAGCGCTGAAGCAGAAAGAGACCTGGCCACCAGGCTCCTATGCCAGATACTTGGTACGTTGGAGACAACGTACACACGCAGTGTTCCTGCACGAGACATCCTCGGCCTGCCGGAAGTGAACGCGTGGTGGATGGATCACAAGCGCAAGGACATTGAGCGCAAGAACGCTGAGAAGCGAATCTACCTACGTTCCGCTGAGGCAAAGCTTGACGAGTTGAAGGGAGACATGCGCCGAATCGCAAATCTCGGTGGTGTGGCTGGCCCGAAGTTGATCGCCAAGATTCACAAGGCTGAACAGGAAGTCGAAGACCTCAAGAAGAAGCTGGGTCTATGAACAAGTACACAGCATTTCTCAGCGACGCCATTGCGAGTGTCTTTCTCTTCTTGGCCATCAGCACAGTGCTCACACGCTTGATTTTGCTGTTGGTAGGACAAGATACGATCGAGGTGATCGAAGCTATCGTCTGTGTTGAGCTTGTCCTGGCTGCGTTCTTCTGGCTTGTTGGACGTGCTTTCATGAAGCGTCACAAGGCATTCACGGAGAGCGAAGACACAGGTCTTACTGTGGAGGGAGAGGAAGAATGAATCTCTGGAGTCGCATCGTCAGCGCAGTGTGTTGGTGGTTGGTGTCGAAGTTCCCAGGACGTTATCGTGTGATTGGTGTTGACGGTGTTCCGTACCTTGGACGCCTTTACATCATCACGCCAAGCAAGCGCTTTCCTGGTGTTTTCCTCCACCACTTCTACCGCAGTGATCATGACCGCGACCTACACAACCATCCGTGGGATTGGTCGTTCAGCCTGGTGCTGACTGGTGGATACTACGAGGAGCGTGCGGAGCAGACAGGTATCGGCTACTATGGTGCGGGTGACTACCGCATCGAGCACCAAGGCATCAAGGTCCGCGAGGTCAAGGCACCTGGCACCAACCGCCTGACGGGGCAGTCGTTCCATCGTGTGATCCTGAAGGACTTGAAGAACGGGGCATGGACCATCTTCGTCCCAGGCAAGGTAACCAAGGGCTGGGGATTCATGGACCGTGACACGGGTAAGTGGATTCCGCACGAGC